CTAGCTTCTGGTTGAGCATTAACTTCTGCTTTCGCTTGACCGTTGGTCTGAGGCGGGAGGTTTACATTCTCAACGGTACTAGCGTTTCTGTCGCCTGTAATTACCCTATTCAGTTTCTCTTTGAGTTCATCATAGGTCTTAAAATTACTAAGGTCAACAAAAGGTTTTAGAGGGTGTTGTTGTTTCCAAATAGCTTTGATTTTTTCGTCATCAACAGCAGCTTGGCTTACACTCTCAAACTCTGATTTATCATAGTTCCAATAACCATCAACTTTTCTAATTTTTAGTTTAAAGTTAGCACCTTTCCAAAAATCAAATGGGTTAATTGGTTGTTCATCATCAAACGCTGGTTGCATTGCCTCTGTAATCTTATCAAATATTTTTTTACCAAATTTAAATAAGAATACTTTGCCCTCGTTTTCAGGATGTTTTGGGTCACTTACAATCATAATATTAGAATAGTAAGATAACTTTCTTTTTCTTTTTCTAGCTATCTCTTTATCACTATCTAGTCCTGTATTCCACAATCTTGTGTTTTCTTCCGACACAGGATCTTTTTGTGACATTGTTGTTAATGAGTTTTCAATATACCAGCCACCTTTGTCTTGGAAAGCGTGAGACCAAACTCTCTGCCAAGGTAAGTCTTCACCCTCTATGGCAGGTAAAAATCTTAACACAGCAAAGCCATTGCCAGTTTTATCTAGTTCTGGTTTCCAGAATCTATCGTCTTGGTATTTGTTCTTGTTTGATTGATCCTCAGGTTTGAGGTTTGTTTCAAGTGCTTTTGTTAACTTATCAAAATTACTTGATGATGTCTTTAATGTTTCAAAGTCCATTGTATTTCTCCTTGTATGTATCTTTGTATTCGTTGTTTTTGTGTTACCTGTATAATCGGTATCATTTTTATTTATAAGAGTTCTCACGTTGATTTGCCCATTTTTTTACTTCAGCATTTCTAGCCTTTTCATCATAGGTTGCTCTAGGTAAAGACCTCTTAATTCTGTACTCTTTATAACTTTCACACCATCTTACTATTGTGTTTAAAAATTTATATATAATTTTATCAAACATATTTCTACTAATATATCACAACCAGGTGATTTTGTCAATGCTCCTACAAGCCAAACTTCTTGTAAAAATCATCATAACTAATATAGTCCAGGTTGCCTTTGTGGTCTGTCCATTCTCTTACCACCTTGTTTACCTCATCACCACCTTTGATACTATTTTGTACTTTATAAAACATCACCTTTTTACTCTTATGTTTACCAGAGAAGTCAAAAAATGTCTCTTTTAATTGTTGTACCCAATTTACACTAGGTGTAGGAGCGTGGTCTTTTAACACATAGTTTGGTGTACCAGCAAATATATTATTAACTTTACCTGTTGTACTACCTAAATCCATTCCTAATAGATAGACCTCATTTGGTTGTTCTAGTAAACACGATATATAAGTCGCTGTAGGGCCAGCAGCCCAACCTTTGTCTTTAAAATCTTCTATATCGTTTAAACATTTTGATTTGTTACCATCTTTTAGCCAAGATACTTTGATAGATTTTTGTTGTACAAATTTTCTGCCTTTTGTTTTATCACTTCTTACCACGTGTGCCACACCTGATACACTTGAACCGTGCATTACAAATTCTTTACTATTGCCTCTCTCATTTTCGTAAAAGGCTCCTTCTTCTCTTGCTAATCTTAAATCTTCATCTGAAGCACCAGCCTTAATCATATTTTCATATAGTTCAGCAGGTACTTTTGACCAGTTTCTAAAATAAGTTGGTATCTTTTCACAAATACCACTATGATACATTTCGTGCATTATACCTTGGTCAACACCAACTAAAACATCTATGTCATCTGGATTGGTTCTGTAAATGGCATTACAACCATAAATCTTACCGTGTTGTCTTAATTTTTTTAAGTCAACACCCATTCTACTTTGGCCGTTGCCTAAACAAAATACAATATTAGGATATGATCCGCCCTCTCTAGCCATAATAATAATTTATAATACCCATAGAGTAGATAGCTAATGATACAGCGTTTAAAACTATTAAAGCTCTATCGTGCCATAGTAAACCAACAACTAGCCAACCTGCCATACCAAATAGACCAATGTATAAATTTATAGGAAAAATATTTGCTGATGTAAGTACCATAGTTATTATTAACATAATACTACTTACCCATTTAATATACCAAGATAAGTCGCCTCTAGGTGTTACCTTTTTATAAACTCTACTTGAATTTAACTTGGCAATCTTATCGTCTAGTTTTTCTTTAATTGGTTCTATTGTCATTTAACAAATACCTCTTTCATAATTAATTTACACTCTGTAGCATTAAAGTTAACAAATGGTTTTAACTTGGCCAACGTAGATGAGATTTTAGGCCAGACCACATTTTCGGTAATCTCTTTATCCCAATTTTTACTAAACGACAAAAAGTGGTTAAGCACGATGCACAACGGCGGATTGGAAAGACGTTCTTTTTTGAATAAGTAAGCGTAACAATCTAGGATGTTGTCCGCCACGACATAAAAAACCATCATCAAAAGAAAGATTACGAGAAGTAAAGTCATCACTAATCCGTACCAAATCGTCCCTAAAATGGTATCCAAAAGCCTCTTTACGTTTTCTAAAGTCCAAATAGATGTCTTTTCCGTCATTTTGTAATAAATTTCCTACCCACTTTTTGTTATTATGTATAAAATTAGCAACAAAAAAGTCAACAATGTTATCTTGGTTATACTGTTTTGATAATTTATGAAAGAAATATCTGTCATTTCTTTTAGTAAATGTTTCAAGTTTACAATTAACTTTTCCACCATATTCTTCATAATTATATGTATCCGTTGTAAAATGTAACTTGATTGCCAAGTAAGCCTTAAATACTTCAAAACCTCCATACATACATCAATCTTCTAATATTTTATTTGTAGCCTCTATTAGTTCCTCTGTCGTAAATTTACTTTTATCATCTTGTAATTTCATTTCATACTTTAATATTAGATTACTTAATCTCTGAGCAGGCCAATTTGATTGTACCATTTCGTCTCTCAACTCTCTTAAATCTTTTAATATATCTTTTATCATATTGGTAACTGACCACATTTAGGATATTTTAACATCTTTAAGTTAGTCGCCTCTAGTTTGATTTTTTCTTTAAGTGATTTTGATATAAGGTTACCTACTGTACCCTCATCTATGTTGTGTTCTTTACAATACCACAACACGGCTTCCATATGTGATATGGATTTTTCTTTTACAATGTTTTCTATTTTTAAACTAAATTCTTTACTTGTCATAATGTTTTAAAGGGTGTATTTCCACTCTCGCATCCATACACCCCGGTACCTTTCTGGTGTGTTAACGGTACCAATATATCATAAGTAAATGATTTTGGCAAGTTTATTGCCTAATTATTCTTTGAGAAGTTTACAAGTATCTTTATCAGCTGGGTTGCCAACTTGTTTATCATATAACCAAATGTATGAGTAAACAATTTTATCTTCCTTTTCGGTACATTTTTTACCAAAAGAAAGTCTTGGTTCACTTATACTACAAGCTGTCAATAAGACGCTTGATATTATTATCAACACAAGTTTTTTCATAATTATCCTTTGTTAGGTTTTGTCAGATCAAATGTATGAAACAATATACAACTCTCTGATTTATTTGGAACATCTATTACAGCCGTTGTTTGTGTTTCATCTTCGTTCACATAGTAAGTTATCATATAAACTGGTTGTCCATCTTCTCTCATACCCTCTCTACCTAAAGAGAGATTATATGGTTTAAAATTGAAATGGTCAAGATATGTGTTTATCTTATCTATTGAACCACATAACGCTGGCACTTGTTGAAAATAGTATGAACCTATCTCATCTTCGTGGTCAGCATATGCTATGCTAGCAAATAAAATACTTAAAATTATTATTAGTTTTTTCATCTTATCCTATTTGATAAGATGTTATTTACTCGCTATCTTATCTTTTGTTTTTTCTTCAAAATATTTATAAAAGTTTTGAATAGATTTGCCAAGTTCTTCTTCGTAGTCTGCTTTGTTCTTAACGAAAGTCTGAACAGAGCCGTCTTCACTAGCGAGCAAAATAACTACTTGTTCAATAGGTTTACCAAAAGTTTCTTCAAACATATGAGCATAAGCCGTGGTTTGTAAAAAGTAATTCTCAATCCAGTCTTCTTGTCGCTCTTTGTTTGCTGTCTTAAAATCAATTACAGACAACTTACCATTGTACTCAGCAACACAATCTACTTGACCAGCAATTGTAAGTTTTGGACTGTACATAATTGCTTCTAATAGATGTATATTATCAATTTGATCTATGTAAGGTTTCATTAACTTAAATAAACCTATTGGTAAAACGTCTCTAATACTAGGAGTTTCGCCTTTGATGTATTGTTCTACAAGTGTGTGAAATGCTTTACCTCTACGAGCTGCTCTACCCATTTCCCAATTGGCAACATTCTCACCAATGGCGTCTCGCCATTTTTGTAAGCCTTCTTTTTTTCTTATACCCAATACCGTGGTAACAGATGGATAGTTCTTACCGTCTATATTGTAAAAACGGTGACCATCTACTTTCATACCTTTTGTTTTAGGTAATATAGTCTTGTCTAGTTCTATAAATTTAAATGTCATAATATCCTCACTATACCATAATTTAGCTTATTTGTCAAGCTTCATACTTAATTAAATCGGTGTCAAATCAAAGATTCATTAACTTCTTCAGGTGTAGGGCCACCAGCAGCGTCTGAATATTCTTTTTGGTAAGCCGTTTTACCGTTAGCGTCTCTAAACGCTATTAAGTATTCTTTTCTATTGTCGTCACCATTCTTGTAAGAGCAATGTACCCACCCACTATTAGGTTCGTCCTTTTTGTGGTATTCCAGAATCAACTGGTCAAAATCCAGGTTATCGTGTATCCAATCGGCCAATGTTTTATTCGACAATCCATAGATTTCGAAATCGGCCGCCTGGCCAGAGGCGTGTTGTGAAGATACGCTTGAGCCAATCTCTACACACAATTCTGGACTACGAAACCCACTTGATATTGATACAACTTTGGCAAAATGGTCTCGGACTGGTTGTAATACGTGGTCACAAAGTCTTTGTAAGTTCTCAATATTATCCTCATTAGGATTATTATTGATATTCTTCCTGGTAGCTGTTTCGCTTTTGATAAGTTCTTTAAGCGAAAAGTTTTTACTTAGTCTCATTTATTTTTTCCTTTGCTTTTAACTTTAATTTTTTGAGTTGTCTTAAATCGTACCAAGTGCCGGTTGATCTATCATTATTTCTTTTTACTTCAATATCATTAACGGCTCTTTTTAGTTCTTTATGTTCTGCTTTCGCTGTCATATTAACTCCTTGTTACCTTGTTAATTTTAAGATTTTCTCTATCTGTGCCTTAATAATTGGTCCTCTATTTGGCCAATGTATGTAAGGTTCGTCTGATTTAGATAAATTATATAAAAATGGTAATATTACTTTTTCAATTTCTTTAAATCTATCTGTTATATCTTTAGCTTGTACTTCTTTTGTTATAGTTTCTTTTTCTGCTACTATTTGCATTATCTCGTTCATCATTGACTTAATTGATGAAACATCTGATTTAACTTTAGAAATCTCTATGTTAGAGTTTTCTACCAATTTTGGATCAACAGCAGGTGTACTATCAGTTTTTGGCTTTGAAGACACCGGTGTAAAACCATAGTCTTGGTCCATATCAAAATCTCGCATATAATCTGGTATATCTGCCATCTTATTTACCTCTTCTTTTCCTGTGTTTTGCTAATACTTGTTCTGTTTTAGATTGTTTGATTGTTTTTTTACCATATCTGTTGGCAAGTTCACTTTTAGGGTGAGCTTCTGCTATTCTACTTAAATTGTCTTTCCATCCGCCATCTTGCCTATATGAGAGGCCTGAAACCCCTGCTACAATATTTAGACTCTTTAAGACCTGGTTGATGTGTGAATTTTGTTCTAAATATGTCTCCATTTCTGATATGGTCATCATATCAGTATGTTCTTTTTTAGTTTTTTTGTTATAAAACGTATATAAAGGCATTAACTTTTAAATGGGTCTTTAGTTATAAAATACTTATTAAGTATTTCTAACTGGTCATCATACTCAGCAATTATCAACAATTCTTTTTCAATTGTTTCTATAACATCTGGATGTTCAGCAATACCATTTATTTTTTCTAGTAATACTTCTACATTTGCTTTATGTTTTGCTATATGACCTTTAGCGTGTTCTTGTAATGCTTCAATTAGTTGTGTTCTCATTTTTTTTATCCTCTCTTAAACCATCCCATAATATTTTTTCTTCGTCAAACGTAAATGGTCTAATCATATTTTTACCTTTGTTTTTTCTTTCTTTAGTTTGTCTTTTAGATTCAACTAATGACAATTTTTCTTGTTCTTCATAGTTCATACTATCCTTTAAATGTCTCTGACCATTTGGCGTCAAAACTATCATATTGATTATACTGTACATTTTTATTGTCAGCTTCAATCATATCTGTATACCATTGTGGTACAACAGACGGTGCTTTCCAGGTAGCAAATCTTCTTTTCTTCATCACGTAATAATTACGATAACTTTGAACAGCGTCACCTGGTACTTTACATTCATCCGGCATAGCAGGTTGTGGATCAGTTGCCATTTTATTTATTTTAGAATTTTTAGGTGGCTCTGATAATATAGCACCTAGTTTTTGTATAGCAACGTGGTCTTTTGTATGATTATATCTTTTCTTATACTGATCATTAAGAGCCATCATATGTTTGTACAACCACATATAGTTGTAAGCAGATTCAAATAACCATATTGTGCTAGGGTGTTTTACCCAGCCTGCTTTGTATAGTATTTGTTCGTAGTTTGAATTAGGGTGTTTCCACCTTTTGATTTTTCTACCGTTGGCAGTTTTGCCATAATATTCTACACCGTCTAATACTCTATGACAAGTAGAAAGTAATTGTGCTGATTCTAAAATCATTTTTACCACGTGTTTATCACAACTCATTTGAGCTGCTTTTACGGGATCTTTATCTAAATAAAAAACATTCATTAATGTATAACCTTTCTGAAATAATCCATAGCGTCATATTTCTCACATAGTTTTTTGAAAACATTAAACCAATAGTTTTTACTCCAATCGGTCATTGCTTTTTTACATCTGTTTTCAGCGTTTGATATTCTTCTAATCTGTACAGGCGACAGTTTAGGTAAGTTTAATCTTTTTATATCTTCGTTAGTAATCATATCTATAATATATCATATCCACCAAGATTGTCAAGCTTAGTTTCCTACATTAGCACCATTGGTGATAATGGTTCTCACCACGGTAAAACCAGGATTATTCCAGTCTACCTTTTTCTCACAATCGGTATCAGTTAAACAAGTCGTTTTCATACAACCTGTCAGAGCTATTATGCTAATTATTAGTATTATTTTTTTCATTGTCATTCCAGTCCATAATTTGGTCTAATTTCAATTTAATCTCATCTGGATCAAGGCCGTCTAACTCTTTATAACCTAGTTTATTAACAAAACCTTGATAACCTTTTAGTTTTTTATTTCTTTTTTCTAACTTTTCTATCTTGTGTTGTAGATATTCTTCATCATTTACTTTACTTAATTTTCTTTTCATATTCCATTGTCTTAATGAAATATTAGCAGCTATCAATAGTAATACTGCCAAAGGGTCAAATACAAATATCAATATCAATATAACTATTCTAACAGAGTGGTCAAAATAATTCTCGGCTTGTTCGCCATATATCATTTCAGCGATATACTTGATTGGACCTACTTCGGCCTCTATCTTATCTTGTTCTAATTTTAAAGATGACTTTTTATTTGTAAGTTCAGCAATTTTATCACTAGCATTGTTGATTGCTGTATTTAATTCGTCTCGTTCTTCTTTTTGTTTCTTACGTTCTTTTAAACCTCTACTTACATATTCTTTGTCTATGTAAACATCTAAAGCTTTATCTAATCTATCAAGTGTATTTTGTGATCTAGTAATAATTAACTCTTGTTGACTAATTTGATTGTCTAATAATTCTATTTTTATATTATTACCAGATGTAGGTTTTACTTGGTCAAGGTGAGCTTTTGATAAGAAACCAAAAATACCCATTGATGTGATGAATATTAAAACTACAATGGCACCAAATAAGTACGCCTTTAATAATCTTGGAACATCTGAGCGCCAGTTTTGATATAGCCAACTGGCAGCCACTAATTTACCTACTTCTAAAGCAGAACCCATAGCAATGATAGGAACAAAAGCACCAGCAAAAAGTGTTGCTAGACCTATGATTGAATAACCAGCTGCTATAACAGAAATACTAATAGCTGATAAAAAAGTTAGTAATGTTAAAAACATAGTTATATTTATTTGATTGTTTTGTCTGTAGCAAAAGTATTTTCCAACTTTCTGACTTTGTTAATTATTCTAATAACTCTTTGGTCATAGTCAGCTGTGGTAGAAAACTTATCTAAAGTTTTAATTAATAGTAAAGGATCATTAGTTTGTTTTCTTTTTTCCCTAAACTCTTTATATGCTGGGTGTTCATTTAACAATCTAACATATTCTTTTACACTATCACATTTACTAGCAAATGATCTAACACCCCAACCTGGCCATTTTTCTACACCCATTGGTAATAAGTGTGGTACTTTTTGGCTAAAGGTTCTAATACCAAATAAGTTATTTGCTTTCATAGCAAATCTACTTGTACCCCAACCACTTTCTAAAGCAGCTTGGCCTATAATCATTTCATAAGGTACTCTTTTATTTTTTGGTGTTGAGAAGTTTACATAGTTGATACATTTATGTAAAGCTCTAACAAATTGTACATCATTAATATATGTAAATTCTGGTTCTCTTAAATCCATTTCTTTGATTTGTGACATATAGAATAAATCAAGTTGTAGATTTACTTTAGATTTAGCGTGTTTGTTAGGGTGAAAAGTACCATAACCATAACTTAATAAAGTTAATATGATAAGAGCTAAAATAATTTTAGACCAGTACCAAGTTTTGTTTAATGTTTTTTCCCAATCAAAGTTTTTTGGCATAATAATCATATCCTCCCCATTCTTTACCGTCTTCGTCTTTAAATGATTCTAATTTTATTTGAGTAAAAGATAATTGTGGTTCTAACTTTCTTACCTTTGAAAAGATAACAGCTGCTTGTTTGTCTGTAAAATTGTCGTAAACATCTTTTGCCCATTGACCAGTATAATATACTTTACCTGTGCCTGATAAGTTAGATGGTTTTACCAATTCACTTAATAGTATTAACGCCTCACCTACACGCTGTTTAATGTAAGGGTCTAGCTCTTTTACTTTTCTCATTATATATCTCTCTCACTTTCATTATAGGTCAATCCCTATAGCATTTAATTTTGGCCTATAACTATAAAATAGTTTGTTGTGATTACCAGTATCGCCAACATTAGCCATTTGGTACAAGTGTACCATTTCGTGTCCTAAAGTGTCCACAAAATCTTTTTTATCTCTATATTCAGGCAACATTTCTAAATGAAATTGTTGAGCGCCTTTTCTTTTCCACTCCCAAACTGTGACCTGACCATAACAAAACTTTTTAGATTTATCTTTGTAAATCTTTTTAATCTGTATATCATTAAATGGTGCTAGTTTATTTTTAAATACAGCTTTATTAATCATATTAAAATAGTATTTTATATCCTTGTAAGTTGTTTTATACTTACGTCTGGATGATAATTCTTTTTTCAGTATTTTTTTGACTTTTGCTTTTTCCAACTTGACACCTCTTTTTTAAAAATTTCGTATATGACTAGTGATAGTCCTGCCAGTATAATAATTTTCAAATCAGTTGGAGCCTCTAAAAATATTTCAATCATTTACAATCGTCCTCAATTTTAGAGTCTTTTAATAAAGCACATTTATATTTTTCATCAGCCTGTAATCTTAAATCGGTCATTACACCGTCTAAAATAGCAGGTAAATAAGCTTGAAGTATTGATACCATTTCTATTGAATACTTATGAGCTAACTTTTCTAACTCATAACTCATCAAAGCATTGACATCAACATTCTCGCCATTCACTTTAGATTGTATAACGTGGCCAATTACCGCCGTATTATAGTCATCTGCTTTCGCTATATTTGAAAGTAAACCCCATATCAGGCCATTTACTATCAATATTGTCATAACAAACTTTTTCATAATATCCTCTCTGTTTATATTTATAATATACAGTAAAAAATGTGTTTTGTCAAGCGATTAAAAGTGTTGATTTTATTGAGTTTTTTTAAGGGCGACACAATGGACGCCCTCAAAATTCGTTGATTCTTAAGCTTTTTTCATAAAATCATCATTCCAGCCAAAAGCCTCTTTTACTACAGCCTCTGTAAGGCCTTTGTAAACTTGGTTTAATCTTTTGTCTTTAATGTTGATTAATAAATCAGCTTCTGTCGTGTGTAAACCCTCTAACATCTGAATAAACAAGGTTTCTTTTCTTGTTTTAGATAAAGTATTGTTACCACCTTTTAAGAAATTAAACAATCTTCTTGTTTCCGATCTTAAAAGTGTGTGCTGTGTACCAACTGGTGCCTCGTTTGCCATAAATGGCGGCGTTCCTTCTGGTAAGTCCCATTCTATTTTAGAATAGAAAGCGGCCTTTAATAGTTGTCTTAAATACGGTTTATCGTACTGTTTTAAAACTTCTATTTTTTTAGGTTTATCTTTAGCGTTGTTTATTAAAGTAAAGATTTCGTGTACGGTTTTACCGGAAACACCAGAAGTGTTTGCCATAGCCGTCATAGCCTCTTTACTCATTAGTTGTGAGTTTCTTTGTTGTTGTTCTGCCATAATTATCTCCAATATATATTGTCAAAAATCGTTAATGTTTTCAATCAATGATTTCAGTTTGTTTTTCATAAAGTAAGGCAACAGGAGCGACCTGTCAGGTACTTTATAATTTCTAAAGCTATTTATAATGTTATTTTCTATCGTCAATGGTATTTGAGATAGGTCTATTAGCTTCTTATTTCTGTTATAGTTCTTCTTTGTTTCTGAACCTAGTGGTATGTTGTCTAAATTAGACCATTCAGCCAACTTTTGTTTAGTAATAGGTTTCTGCCTATCACCTCTAACAAAAATTTCGTCATCTGATAATATGTTTGGTACACCATCTGATCGGTCACCTTTTATTATCTGTTCTCTTAAAAATTGTATAGGGTCTTGTTGTTCACCAATAAATGATTTTAAAAATGGAGACCATTGATATACATTACCATAACTATGTAATTGTATAAAGTCTTTATCACCTGATACAACAAGGTAAATATCTTCTTCTTGTAATTTAATTAGTGTTGCTATAATATCATCTGCTTCAGAGTTTTCTACATACATCATAATGTAAGGAAAGTTATCTTTAATTTCTTCTTTGATTTCGGTAATAATTTTAAATATATTATCCCAATCAAAAGGGCCATCTTGTCTAGCCATTTTTCTACTATGTTTATAATTAGGGAAAAAGTCTTTTCGCCAAGGATCGCTGGCGTCTGAACATAAAACCATTGTACCGTATTCTTGTTTAAACTTGGCATTAAAACCTCTCAATGAAGTTAACACCATTTGTCTTATCATTTCTTTATTTGGTTTTACATCACCCTTACCTCTGACTTGTGCCATAAGGTTTGAAATCAATACTTGGTTTAAATCTACTAATATCATAATGTTCTTGTTAATCTATTGTTTGCTGTTTCTATATATGCTTTATCTATTTCACAACCAATATACTCTAAATCATACTCTTTGGCAACCACGGCCGTTGTGCCTGTACCCATAAAAGGATCAAATACAACTCCTTGTTTAAGACCAGATACTTTTAAACACTTTTCCACCAACTGTCTAGGATATATTGCTGGGTGTTTATCTTCGCCAGCTATCTCTGCTGTAATATCTTTTGTTGCTTTACTTTGATAAGTTATATGCCAACAATTAGTTGTTGGTCTCCAATCTCTACCACTTCTTTTTTTATTTCGTTCAGCATTATTATATGCCTCATCATAAGGCACACCTGACCATTCTAAATCTATATCTGTATTACCGTCTTTTGTAAAATGAAATAAATGTTCCCAACCATTTTGTAAATACCTTTTACTTGTTGTTGGTGTAGAATAACCTCTAACTTTACCGTCAACTTCTACTGACTTGGCCCATATAATATTATTTTGTAATTTCCAAGGTACATTCTCAGCAATTTTAAATACATCAAACGGATTATCTTTTGAATAACCTAAATTTAAAAATAGGTGACCATTTGGTTTTAAAACTCTACACACTTCATACCATACCTCTTTCATCCAAGATATGTAATCTTCTCTTGTGTCTTTGTATTGTCTGTAATTTATTCCTAGATTATATGGCGGGCTTGATATACACACATCAAAAGATTCATCAGCTGTTGTTTCTAAAAACTTCAAACAATCTATGTGATGTATCATAGCCAATTCTTTTTGTAATACTTATAAAATTTTTTGTCTGTAAATATTTCTGCTATCTCACTCGCTGGTACTTGATCTGTTTTTATACAAGTTGCTAATGATTCATACTCATAGGTATCTACTTTACGTGTCAGCTTTTGTTTGTTCTCACCTACCGTAATAATAGTTCTATCTTTTTTACTTGTCATACCGTATCATCACCATAATAATGACCCATTGGGCCTTTTTTTGAATCTTCAATTTCTTTTAATTTTTTTGCTCGTTTTTTCTGATTATAATTTATAAGCAAAAAAGCTATAAAGAAACCTACAAAGGTTACCGTACAACCTAAAAAACCTAATAATAATCCGTATTCTAAATTCATAATGATAGGTGGCGATTGCTCGCCACCACACCGTTGTTTTGATTAAGCGTCAATAGAAGCAACTGTAGCTTTTGTAGGTGCTACAACTGAAGCATTGTCGTATTTGAAAGGCGTACCGTATAACGCTTTGATACCAGCTGAGATAATAGCTCTCGTTGGTGTACCAAGTCTGTACACGTGTTTACCTTTTACTTTTGAACCGTAGATCATATAACCTTCAGCTCTTAAAGTATCAACCATAGCTCTTGGTGATTTAAGACCAAACTTTGTGTTTAAAGTCTTCCAAGCGATTGATTGACCTCTTAATAAAGCATTAAGAATTGTTTGTTTTTTTGACAAACTCTTTCTGCCTCTGTTTTCTACTTTTTTGTTCCAAACATAATTTTCTCCTTTTATTTTTGGACTATTTTACAACCTGTTAAGGCGATTACTTTATGTAATTCCGTTATCGTCATCTGGATCAAATTTAATACCAGTTTCGTTTAAATCTTTTAGTTCTTCTTTAAAATCTTTACTTAATGGTTTGCCATTTTTAGATTTTGTATCTGTGACGGTTGAATAATCTATTTGTGCCGATTGAGTTCCGTCTCTATTTACTTTTAACTTTACCATTTTGTCTGATAATTTCTGTGCTGGGTGATTCATATTAAAGTCTCTGTATAATAAACCTCTCATTATATCAACTAACAAAGCCAAGTCTTTTGTAAAACTATGTTTATCAGTTTTGACAGCCATATCATAAAATTGTTTTAATAAATTCATACTCATATCATCTACCGAAGTTTCAACAAATTGTTTTGTTTGTTGTTTTTCTATTTCTTTGGCAGCTTTACTACTCATCTTTCGCCTTTGTTCATCAAGTTCTCTACTTCTTTGATTAACAATACGATTTTTAGGAAATGGTATTATTTTATCGTCACTCACCTATGATCTCACCCTTAAAATTAACTTTACCTTGTTTCTCAAAGTATTCAATTAATTGATTATAACCACCAATTAACTTATCATCAATTTTAATTTGAGGCATAGCTCTAACATTTTTACCAATGTCTTCTAACATCTTACTAGGGTCAGAGCCAAAGTCTTTTTCTAATGACTTTTCCTCATACTCTAGGCCAAGGTTTTTTACCAAGGTCTTGGCCTTGGAGCAGTATATACAATTATTCTTACTGTAAATTGTTATTTTCATTTGTATTACCTGTATTTTCCAATAGTTGTTTGTAAGCAATATCAGACTTTTCTTTTAATTTAAAAGAGTCTAATGCTGTTTCTATGGTATAATTATACATTTTATTATACTCACCCATTGGCAATCTCAAACCAATCCAAACTCTATAATATCCGTTTTTGGTTATTGTAACGTCTTTTTGCCACATTTCATAACCTCTAACTTGTGTTTTAGATATTATATTGATTAATGTAACCTCAACATCTGTCACAACGGACATTGAATTGGTTTTACCAATTTCAGTTATGTATTGTTTAGATTGTTTGTTCATTTCACCCTTTACAATATCAGCTAAATCAGCCTTGGCAATCATCATACCTTTTTCGATTGCTAATTGTAAATCAGGCGACACGGCAGTACCAACACCAAAGATACACTCTTTGTTTTTGTTTTTACCAAACTTGGTCGTACCACACGCTTTCTTTACTTTAAAGTCATTCATATACCAGCCAGGTACTTTATTCAATACCTTGCCTTTTTCTGACTTCATATTATAAGTTGTACTAGAACAATTTGCTAATAACAAACCAGCCACTAATATACCTATTACTTTTATGTAGTTTTTCATATTTTATCCACACTCCTCTCTACATTATATAACAAATCTTTCAAAAAGTCAAGCCCCTGTTGAATATGTACAAAAGCCTCACTAGAAGATACACCTGTCATTATCATTATTAAGAGAGCGATTATGATTATATTTTTAATCATCTAACCTCCCATTCACCATTTACTTGTAAACACACTTTTCCTGGTGTTTTAAAAACGTGTCCCTCCCGACTATAATATCGGCAGTATTCTGGAGCATATGTGTCTCTATAATAAAACTGAGCAAATAACTCCCAATAACCTGGGGTATCAATGCCTTTTCTACCATCAGCACACTCCAAAATTTCTTCTTTGATAATCTCATCACCTTTTTGTTTGATTACCACTTTTACAAAACAATACTGACCATCTGTTTTTTCTGGTTGTATTGATTTAATTTTACTATGTAATATTTTTTCACCAGCAAATACATAAGAACATATTAATATGGCACATATTGTATAAAACATTAATTTCATATATGATCTAGGATCAAATGGCATTACTTAACACTCCGTTTTTGACTTTCAAAGTTATTTACAAATACTCTTATTAATCTGGAAACATCAACGGTTTCTTCCCTTAATGTTTTTGGATTTGTAAATATCACTCTACTTTCATTTACTTTTAATTTATTTTTATCATCTACCACAACAGCGTCATCTGTATTTTTACGCCAATCGTGTGAAGAATAACCTAATACATCATTACTCATAAGTCGGATCCTCAATCCATCTGCCATCTGGTAACTGACAAGCAGTACCAAATACCATTTTTCTATTGACACCACCAATACCAACTAACGGCCATTGATTTGTTATATCAATCGTAGCGTCATAATCTTTACATTTAATAGGCCCTTTCATATAAGACCTAGTCACTTTAATTATACCAGAATTACCGGTCTTTTGATTAAACCAATTTGTATAACTTGAACCTTGTGGCCCATTATTTAAATGATCTACAAACACGGCGTTGTGAACATCATAATCTGAATTGTACATAATTTCAGCACCAGCAAAAGCACCAATCACAGCACAACCGGCGATAGCATAAGGGTTTTCAATACCCATAGATACACAAGTACCTGTTGTAGTTGTAGAACCTAACACAGCACCTGTATGTGATCTGTTAGCACAATTAGTTAGCAATAAACTAACTAGTAAAATCCATATTATTTTTTCTAATCTCATCACAAATTTTCTGACTATCAACACTCTTTACTATGTAATAGTCTTCATTATTATCAATTACAAATTTATTAAAATTTTGTTTTTGCCAGAAAGTATGTCCTCTGGCAGAAACAGGTCTAAATAAATGTGTACCATCATTGGCACTTGTACATACAAAATCACCAGGCATTATTGAGCCTCACTTTTAAAGATTTTGTTCCAAGGCCATTTAGTTTTCATTTCAGCCCAACTCTTTGCTTGGTACTCTTTAGTTTCTTCCCATTCATTTTTTAAATGGTTACCAACTTTTTTTGGTGTTTCAGCAATTGCTGTAGCAAACTCTTTAGGAGTTATAGTCTTTGTCTCATCACTCTTAGCCATTGTCATTGTCATTAAAACAGCAATGGTTATCATCATCATAGTTTTCATACTATATTTTCCTTCCCATAGTTTTAAAATCCTTATCATCAACAATCATATAAGGACCCTTATTATAAGCCACACTTATTGTTTTACCAGCAGGCACCTGTGTAGCATATTGTTTTTTCAAACCAACACCTGCTATATTATCACTTGTAGGCAAACTAGGCCTACACGATAAATCCGGAAAAGGATAACCCTCAAACGAAGACATAATCTCACCAGTATCAACATCAATGTTGACACCTAAAGACTTAATGTACCGATTGTGTTTTCTCTTTAGATTTTCTAACTTCTTTTTTCTCACCATTTTCATATATAACGTATTCTAGTTCTTCTTGTGCTTTCTTCTCAGCATAAGTCATACCAAATATTCTTTTGTAAAAAGCGTCAAGTGGTTTTGGAGCAGACCAATCATCAATTAAATTTTGTAGATTATCTGTTGTTAAATTAAGATTACTAAAGTTCTTTGGAGCTTTAATCATATCTTCTTTAAGAGCTTTTAAATATTCAACTCTGTTAGTAAATGTTTCTTTCTTTTTACTTTGGTCTTTTTCTGTGACCATCTTAAACTCTTTGTGTAGCATTTCTTTTGTATAAAACATATGTATTCCTCTCTCTGTTAAGTTAATGATATTAGTATATAACAAATCGTTCCAATTGTCAAGCCTGTAAAAAGTATTGATTTTACTTGATTTTCTACACCTGGAACACACCTGGACACGCCAGGATTGGTGATTCTTAGCTTATGTGAGTAGTACATCATCTACTTTCCTGCCTCACTATCAATCTCTAGTTGTATTGATGTATCAATATCTGATTGAGTCTCAGCCCATTTATCAAATTGGTCAACCTCATTTTGTAGTTTATCTTTGTATGTGGTCAACACTTGTTTAGCGTCATTAACTCTACCATCTTCAATCTGACTCAAAGCGGTATTGATAATATCTATTGTTGCTATTTCACTTATCATATAGTCCTCCTAAATTCCTAGTGCCTTTATTGTTTGTTCTTCCGTGGTAGGTAATTGGTGGCCACTAGATAACCAATCTACCATCTGTTCAAAATAAAACGCCTCATCTGTTTTACCTTCTTGTTCTAATAATTTCTGAGCATTCTTAAAAAACTTTAGAGTTGTCATATCCTTCATTGTCGGATCGGCAGCTCTTACTACTTTACCTGGTCTTTGATTACTCATCAGCTAACTCCTTTTTAAATTCTGGTAAGTGATTAAGATTAGCAAATCTACCATTCTTATCAACAGCATATGCTAAAGTCTGTCTATGTTTCTTAATAGTTTTTTTAAACAACTCTTTTGCCTCTTTATAAGTTTTTACAACTGTCTTTGTACTTCTATCCAATGATCTCCACTCCATAATAGAATACTCTACAGCACCATTTATTACGCCTTGTTCCCATTCATTTGGTTTATTATTCATCTTGTAAATACCGGTCCTAATATAATTGATAATAACATTAAAGGTACAACAATAGATAATGGCCAAAAATTCCAAAAGTCTTTCCAACCTAAATCTTGTTCTTTCTTTTGTTTATTAATATCTCTTTTGACTTCTCTCATCAAGTTGTTAATAGGTTCGCCTTTACTAAAATTAGGAAAACCTAAGTCATTACACATTCTTACTTGATTATAAACTGACTCTAAAGTCTTTTTCTTTACTGTAATAGTTACCGTTTTAGACACCAGTTACCTCACTCATTACATTACCGTCTTTATCTCTTACAACACCAGCGTTAGCGTCTTCTTCTTCAGGTGTCATTACTTCTACCTCGTCAGCGTAAGTGTCAATATGAATATCTTCCGCTTCTTTTGCTTCTTCTAGTGTTTGATTGTATGTATCGGTATCCCAACTTACTTTACCTATATACTTCGTTGTATCTGAATCTGTATAGTTAGCGTCTACCATATATGTCTCAACACCATCATTAGCATCCGTAATATCTTTACCTATTTTACTGTGATTGATACCACCAGAGTCTAAAAACTTTTGGTCTGCCTCATCTTTGTCTTTTGCTAATACATCTTGTTCAACTTTAAGTGTATAGTATGTTGTCTTTCTGTATAGGTTTTTACCTACATCTTGTTTAAAATAAAAGACATCTGTTTGTGGTTGTTTT